TCAGGCGCAGCAGGCACTTCAGGCGCAGCAGGCACTTCAGGCGCAGCAGGCACTTCAGGTGCAGCAGGTGTATTAGGATTGTCAAGTGTAGCGGCGTCGTCTCTGAGATGCTGTAAAATAGCGGCAGTGTTCTCAGCGATCTGCTTCAGGCTTGATTCAATGCTCATTGGTATAACTCCTTGGTTTTTTGTTGGGCTTCTGTTGGTTTGATTCGAAGCCGGTCTTCGTTAAAGGCCACCACTACCTCACGGATGAGGGTGCTGGGTGTTTTCCCTATGTTTCTACACCGCTTTTCAAACTCGAGGCGATCCTCGAGAGAGAGTCTGGTGTTCAGTGATGTGTCTAACTTTGTCATTGGGTTGTCCTCGTATAACGCTGTGAATTTTAGTCGACCTTTGTATTACTGTCAACCACTCTGAGCGTAGTTTTAGCAGGAACATTGTTTCGTGCTGCCTCCAGCTGCTCGGCATACGCAAAATACAGTTCAGTCTCTGACATCTTGGCGTAGTGATGCGTGTTCCTGAGTGCGTATGGTTTAAACTCCTGCCCGTCCCGACGACACCTGAGCTGCTTGGCCCACCGACAGGATGACATCATCTTCCCGACGTTCACCGGGTTGAACCACTGGGGTTTAATGCTGAACATCGCCATCTCAGGGATCATGTGACCCGCCACCATCATGGTTGAGATGTCCTTCGCGGTGAGCAGGTCTGACTTGAACAACCCCATCTTCTTGTCCACTGCGTGCTCGATGGCCTGAAGTCCTGGCGACTTGCTGCTGTTGGTGATGTCACGCAGGAACTGGGTCATGGGTGGTGAGCGGCCGGGTGAGAACGCAGACAGATCCACCTGGTTCATCAGATAATCGATGACCGCCTGATCGCCGCCGTTGTTCATCCAGCCCCAGGCCTTCTCGAAGTACGACACCCAGCTCGGGGTAATCTCGCCGGTGACATCACGAACATTGAGGTCAGACCATAACGCAAAGAACCGGCGACTGTGTCCGTCCAGCTTCATCGGGGTCCGTGCGTTGGTCGTCATGATGCAGTTGACGATGTTGTTTATCTCCAGCTCCGGGATGTTCTTCTGATTTACTCGCAGCTTTTTCGGTGGTGCTGCTGCCAGTGGTTTCAGACTGGCGCCAACACTCGAGGCATCCCGGTGGTCGAACAGCTCGGTCTCATTGATCAGCAGCAGTTTGGTGCCGATCAGGTACGAGTTGAAGTTGCTCAGCAGTGCATGACCCTCGATGGTCTTGGTGTATCGAGCGAGCTGGACCACGATTGGATTCAATATAAAGTCCTTGCCGATCCCCTCGTCGCCGCCAAGCAGGATCATGTAGTTGATCTTCTTGTCTGGGTGACGGATGGTGTAGGCCATCCACTGGATCAGGTGCCAGATGTGTTCCTCGGCAATGCCCATGGTCCTCATGTGCTCCAGCCACGGTGAGATATCACCCGGTGTGCCGTTGGTGAGCTGATCATCGTTCCAGATGTTTCCACAGGTCAAACCACCCTCTTGAAAGATCGGCGGCTTTTTCGGTGCGAACTCCAGTCTGTGCACCTTCTTGATCCACCGCTCCTGCAATGCCATCTTCAACACCTCAGGGTCACGGTCGATGTGGCTGTTCCTGAATGAGTCGGTGGTGTAGAAGATGCCCAGTTTCTGGTTATAGATGCGGTTGATATCGTGGACGAAAATGAAGTCATCATAGAATGTGTCACTGGTTCCACCAGTCTCGTACCACTCCTTTCTCAGCCCCTTGAGTAATGCGGAGAACTCGGTCTTCGACCAGCCCTGCACTGACATCAGCTCCTCATGGCATCGCTTTTGATGCATGGCCCCGAGGCTCTCACAGGCCTTCAGCACGCTCTCAGCGGTGTCAGACCGCTCAGGTGCTGTTGGCAACATGTGACTGAGCTCATGGATCTTGTTCATCACAAGTGCCGCCGGGTCCGTCGTCTCAGTTTCTACCGGTGGGAGCGCCACCGGCTCAATAAAAGACAGTGGAGCTGGCGCCTCCCCAAACCATACTTTCATCTGCCAGCTGTTGTAGGTGTCTCTGAATCCAGGCGCCTGCCTCTCGACCCAGTTCATCAGGTCTTTGCCGGTCCGGGCCTCGCACGCGCCATGGTGGCACTTGAACCCCATGGACCCGTCCTTGTTGGTGAACATGGCCGCACCGTTGTCGATGGCGTTGGTGTGCTCATCCACCCATGGGCATGTGATATCGAATCGTCCCTTGGACATGGCTCCCTTGATATAGATAAGGTCGGGGATCTGCAGTAAAGGATGATCAGGGATGTCGGCAGCACCATCCACCCGGGCCTCACGACGCGGGGCTTCCAGGTCCACAGCGAACGGTGCAGCCAGCTGCTCCATGGTGCTGCGACAGAACGGTTGCCACTTCTTCATCACACACTTGAACGGCTGTCCGTCGACCATCTTGCTGCGTTTGGTATTGTAACCACCCGGCAGCCTGACGTAGCGAGTGACACCCTTCATTCCAGGATCTCTCCCGTCCGGTGCGAGACCGTTGGCCACCAGCCCATCGAGCAGGTTCTCTACGCGTCCACGGTCCTCACAGGGTGTGTCGAGTATGTAACCCCACTGCTCACTACCGGGTGACGTCTCGAGGATCCACGAGGGCTCAGGCAGCTTCGACGCCTGCTCCACATCCAGCTTCTCTTTGACGTCGTCCAGCACAATGCAAGGAGTCCGCAGGTATAACGCCTTGCGGCGACGAGCAACACCGTGTTCGTCTGGCTTGAACACACTGATGGTGAAGTATTGGTTGGTGCCCTCCTGCAAATGATAATTCGATGCCCAGTCCCCGCGCCATGCCATCAAGTGCATGCCTTCTGGGATGTCATTCGGGTCATTAGCGAAATCAGTTACATGGCAGTGGGGCGCGTCGTCACCGAAGACCATCCGGATAAATGTTTGGTTATCCATGGAGATCCCCATTGAAAAGTTGGCACGCTATTTGTATCATTGATGTGCTCATTGTAAATTCCTAGTTGTTAGGATTCCTCCCCCTTTTCACGAAGGGGGATTTTTTAGTTTATCAGTTACTCGGGTCGACTGACCAGCGTATCTTTCCACTGGTCGTTGGACATCGGTCTGCCTTCGAAAGCATCAAGAAAGTCACCGACCGGGGCGTCCCAGATCTCCTCGTCTTTGTCGATCTCGGGCTCAACCTCGTACCACCACCAGTCGCCGTTCTTGTCCTGAGCAGCCCATCTCGCCCACTCTGGGGCTTGCTCCCAGTTAACCTCCATAACGCACCTTCTGCACAGCCTTGCTGAGTGAGGTGAGGTGAAAGCACCCGCAGTGCGGGCACTCGTACACTCTCATCTTGGATTTGTTTTTACCTGAGGTTCTGTCCCCGAGGTGTGGTCCCTGCTTGCGCAAATAGATCTTATGCGCGGTGGCCTCTGCCTTGGTCTGGAATCCGACTTTATTACAGCCCATAAGTCACCGTCCCGATGTGCCCGATTTTCAAGTCAACGTCCACGTAAATTGGAGTGCCAGTGGATCGCACTATTTTACAGAAATGTTCGTCCTCAGTCAGCCACGGTCTTTCCCTCTCTGTGTCAAAGCTGGTCTCGAACCATGGCTCGTGCTTGGCCTTGAACAAGGACCGGTGGATCAGGCAGAACGCCAGCCCGGTGGTCGCCACCGCCTGCAGCCCATTCTTCCCGGTGAAGTCCAGGAAGTTGCCGTCCTTGTCACGACTCACTCCGTGAATCGGCTCACGTCGGGTGGTGCAGTGACCGCTGACCATCATCTGGCCGTGGTTCATCAGCATGTGAACGGCGTTGAATGGGAACACCATGTCGCTGTCGATAAACAGGATGAAGTCGGGGTCCATCTCAAGTGCTGCTTTCACCCCCATCCACCGGCCCTTGGCGATGGTGGAGCACCTGGGGTTGATGAAGGCGAACTGGTTCATCCGGTCCATGGCGATCATGCGTGCCAAAGACATTGCGGTATCTGCGTGAATGGTGTCGCCGGTTGGCATTACGATTGCGATATTCTTTGTCATTTTGCGTGCCTCAATATTTTACGATGAGCCTCTGTCAGCTCGGCGCGTTTTTCTGATGAAACCCCTATCGGGATGTGCTGTATCTTCCCACCTCTGGCCAAAAACTCCTCGACGGTTTCTTTACCGGCCAGGACGTCCTCTTCATCGGCGGGTCTGACTGGTCTGATCTCTCGATAGTAAGGGCTGCTCACAGGCGGTCTCCTCTACTGATCAAGCACTCTTCCCACGGCGTCATCTTGTATACTGCGGAACAGTAGCCGATCAGATCACAGACATCCTGATTCAGGTGGTACTTGGTCTGATCCTCTCGAGGAATCCAGATGTTGTCGCTTTCTTTCCTTTCTGGTTTATCTTTGTACCCGAACCAGATCCCGCTATGGTCTCGAGCTATCCACCCGATGTGATTGCTTATATCTGACCAGCCGTCCTCATGCAGGGGTCTGCAGATCACATATTCCCCCTCGTCTGGTATGGTTGGGTAACACTTCGAAATCTGCGCCTTGAAATAGCCTTCGTTCGCGACACGCGTGCCGACCTGCGGACCGTCTACTGTTTGTGTTACAACCCAGTGTCCGGCCTTCGTGCGGGTGTACTCCAGGACTCTGGGGTTGTCCCAGATGCCGCCATGGAGAGGCTCGCCAAAGTCAAACGGTTCAACTGGGGCACTGCGGTCCGTCTCAGCCTGCTCACCGGTCAGCGCGGCATAAGCAGCCATGTCCTCATAGTTGTCGATCTTGAAGTCGCCGCTCTGGCTGCGCACAGCCTTCAGGATCATCATCAACAGCCAGCCCTGCTCTGAGGTCAGACTGTGCCCGGTGATCGCATTGAACGCGGTGATAGCTGCCGGGATGCTGTGCTCGCCGGTCGGCTTGTCGTAGGTGGCAGCCCTGTCCTGCATGTGCTTGGCACCATTGTTTAGAATATCGATCGCTTTCTTCATTTGCCGGTACTCCCGTATCCGTTTTCTCCGCGTGGGGTTTCATCTAACTCATCAACCTCCTCGCAGATTGGGTTCTCATAAGACTGGATCACGATCTGGGCGATCCGGTTGTTGGGGTGGATCTCGACTGGCTCAGTCCCCGTGTTAAGCAGCAGCGCGTGGATCTCACCCCGGTAGTCACAGTCGATGACGCCGGCCATCACGTCTATGCCTTGTCGTAGTGCCAGCCCTGACCGAGGCTTGATCTCACCCCAGCAGCCTTGGGGGATGGCCATAGCGATGCCGGTGGGGGCCAGTTGACGCCGTCCTGGGTGAATGACCAAGACACCATGACCGTAGTAGTGCAGGTCCAGGCCCGCCGCGTCAGGGGTTCCCCGGGTCGGCAGAATGGCTAATGGTGACAATCTTTTAATCTTCATCCTGCCACCCCCATCAACACGATGACGGTCAGTGAGGACACAACCATGCCTGTTGTTGCGCAGGATTGAAATCTACCAAACTGACCCAGGCCCATCAGACCGGTGATGAACCCGGCGACAGCGATGGCCCAGATGTGGATGGTCTGTCCACCCCACTCACTGATCTGAAATAGATGCCAGACCAGGAACACGGCAAACACGGCCGACGCTATCTGCCACCACTCGGCGGCATAGTCCAGCTCACACATGGCGCACCGCTCGGTGTCGTATGCCTCCCAGTTTCTGCAGTCATGGTTCTTACACATTGCTATTTCTCCTTCGGGTAAAATTGAACTTCACGTTCGTGGGTTGGTAAAGGGGTCTCCCGTTTCTCGGTGTCGTCTCGTGGGCAGTCCATTGGGACACGAGAGTAGATGATTGACAGCTCGTAATTCCCGACCGATGACCACTGAGGTACCACCGATCCTGTCTCCCGGCATGATGCAACAAGTGCTGTGCCCAGTCTGGTGGTGATCAGGTTTGGACAACCCTTGCAGGTTTTCACTGGCACCTTTCTGACGCATCTGAAGCATCGTCCGTCTTCGCACAGGAATGTCACCATGTTGTGGCACTCCGGGCAGCTGTAAGGTAAATCACTCATTTCCGTTCTCCGGTTAGCTCTGGGGTTCAACGGCGTCTATCTAAATATCTGTTCAGCTTCATCCATAGGCCGCAGCTTAAATCCACAACCTTGCAGCCGTCGCTGTCCTCTTCCTCCGCACGCCAGAGCAGGTCATGGCGTATTTGCTCCAAGAGCTCATCCGCAGTTGAACAATCCGGTGAACGAGACGACTTGCAAACAGGGCAGGGGGTAATCGGCCCATTGTTGTCTGTCTCAATCTCTCCGGTTCCTTCGCAGTATTCGCATTTCATCGCTCACCTCCAGTAGTTTCTACGATAGGAAGTTCCAGTAATTCAGCGTATCTCTCTGCGAGTTCCTCCAGATTACTCAGGTTGTGATTGGCCCATGTGATGCGTTCTTCAAAACGCAGTTTATCCAGACCAAAGTTATTGGCCACATCAATCAATAGGTATTCCCAGCCGGTAAATTCCTTCATGCTTATTCCCCTAGAAAAGGTGGTAAGTGGTATAGGTATGTGTCCCGTTGTGACGGTGGCATTTGGCGCAACGCGGGTTGGCCAAACCGCCCAGGACACAGAAGTATTCATAGGTTATCTGGTTATGCTGCCCCACATGTGATTTCTCCTATAGAGGTTATTGGGACCCTTGAATGAACAGCACATTGCCTGTGATTATTTCAGGCTCTGGCTCAAGGTCTTTCAGTAATTTCTGGTAGCGTTTGGTGTATTCCTCCTCATAGTCCTCATCCCCCGTTACTGCCAGCAGGCTCAAATAGCTGTCTTCTGCTGGGCCTTCTTCCAGCGGCTCCCACTCGGCAATAACTTGCTTACGTGCGGCCTCTGGGGTATCAGCTACAGCAATGATGTGGCCCTTCCCCCACTCTTCTAGCAGAGTGGAACTCCAGCGATATAAAGTCATGACTCACCTCCAGTAGTTTCTACGATAGGAAGTTCCAGTAATTCAGCGTATCTCTCTGCGAGTTCCATTGCAGGATCCTTACTGGCGTAGCCATACCCGCCACACATGAAATTATCCAAG